GACTTTAAAAGCATTACTCAGAGAGCGAACTGAAGCAGGTAAAGAGATGCCCTCTGATTTGTTCAACACGTTTGTAGGAAATCAAACAAAAATAAGGAGTAAATAAACATGAATGAAGAAACAAGAAACAAGCAACAAGTAGCAAGTACAAAAAGCAACGTACCGGCTAACCTCACATCTTTATTTTTAGAAGATGCAGGGGCGGGTACAGAAGATATGAATAAGGATGATTTAGCACTACCATTCTTAAAACTTTTACAAAGCACTTCGTATGAAACTAAGAAAAAACATGCAAACTATGTTGAAGGTGCAGAATCTGGAATGTTTTACAATACAGTTACAAAAAAACTGTATGATGGAGAAAAAGGCGTGGATGTTATTCCATGCTTTTATAAATTGAGATTCCCTGAATGGGCTCCATTTGAAAAAAGTGAGGGAAGACCTATACATCCAGACAGAGGTGTAGAAATTCTTTCCCAAACTAAAAAATCTGGCGTTAAAGACATGTTACCTAATGGTAATGAAATTGTTAAAACAGCCAATCATTATGTAATTATCTATGGAGAAAGGCCAGAAAAAGCTTTGTTAGCTATGAAATCCACTCAGTTAAAAATAAGTAAACAGTGGAATTCTAATATTCAAAATGAATTCGAAATAGACCCTGAAACTAAAAAAGCTAAAATAGCTCCAAGATTTTCACGGATCTATCGTTTGAAATCTGTAGAACAAATAGGAAGTTTTACATGGCAGGGATATTCTGTCAGCTTATTAAAAAAAGTTGAAGATATGTCTTTGTATCAAATGGCTAAAGAGTTTCGTAATCATTTAAAAAATAGCGAATCTAGCATTCAACAAACAAAAGAAGAATCGTCTAATTTCTAAGTTTCACCTAGGGTGAATATAGGGGCGGCAGCGCGAGAGTTAAACCGCCCCGCTTAAAGGGATGTATGATAGATGAATTTGTAAAATTATTTTCTGGACTCAAAGAAAACTTTGGCAAAGCCGACATGTCCAAAGCTGAGTTTGATAAAGAAAGAAATAAGATCAAGCCTCACTACGTGTGGGCTCAAGAAGCAGTCACTCCTTTTCATTACAAACAACATTTAGACGGAATAATATCAATCGGAATTCAACCTTGTACCAAAGAGGGTAAAGCCTCTTTTGGATGTATTGATATAGATCCTAAAAATTACAAAGAATTTAATATACCCATTTTACTCTCTTATATAGAGAAATATAAACTTCCACTGATTGCATGCCGATCAAAAAGTGGTGGATTACATATTTATTTATTTCTAAAAGAAGCCATCGAAGCTCAAATTATACGAGATTCATTAGCGTCTATACTTTTACCTCTCGAATTAAAAAGAACCACTGAAATTTATCCTAAACAAGTTGAACTAGAACCAGATGAACATGGAAACTTAGCTGGAAATTTTATTAATCTTCCTTATCAAAAAGAAAAAGAAACAACTCGTTATGCTCTTGACAAAGACAATAAGCCTTTATCTCTAGAACAATTTATTAAAATAGCCAAAGAATCTAAATTAGATCCTAAAGAATTAGAAAAACTAATCACGCGATGCGAAGAAGAAGTTTTAAAAGGAGGAGATCCTGAATTTAAAGATGGACCATGTTGTTTACAACGACTGTCTAAAACTAAATTAGGAGATGGGAGAGATCGTTTTATGTATAATTATATGGTTTTTGCAAAGAAAAAATATAAAGACCAGTGGCAAGACAAAGTTAATGAAGCTAATAAATATTTTTCAGTTCCTTGGCCTCTTAAAAAAATTAATGACAAAATTAAAGCCTGGAGTAAGGACACTGCAGGACATACCTGTAATGATGAAATTTTGGAACCTGTATGTCTAAAACATGTTTGCGTTAAAAGAAAATTTGGAATTAAATCAGATGTCAATTCTATTTTTCCTCTTATTTCTGGTTTACAAATTATTATGAGTACGACCCCTAAACTTCGATTCATGGTAGAAAAACCGGATGGAAAACCAGTCCAGTGTGAAGCTTCTAATCCTGATATCTTCACCGTACAAAAAAATCTTTTAAGTTTAATCTGGCTACGCGCCCATTTTTATCCAGATCCTTTATCTCCCAAGGAGTTTAGAGCCTTTCTTAATCAAGTAACAAAAGGTTGTGTCACTATTCATCCAGCCTCCGGAACCGATATTAAAGATCAATTGTATCAACATCTTTACGAATATTGTGTCAACAGTGCTCAGGCTAAAGAACGTAAAGACATTCGAGGAGGACTCTGTTGGACTGAAAGTGGCTATCACTATTTTCTGTTTTCTTCTTTTTTTGAAACGCTTCCTATGAGATGGAAATTAGATCCTCGAGATACAGGAATTATTATGAAACAAGAATTAGGCGCCGAGGATGATTGTTCTTACAATATAGATGACAAAACTCAAAAAGTTTGGCGTCTTAAACAAATGAAAGTAGACCAAATCGAATTTAAAAAACCTAAACAAAAGGAACCCAACTTCTAATGAACTATAAAGTTATAGGCCCTCCAGGAACTGGGAAAACTCAAACCTTATTAAATAAAGTTATTGAGTACAAAAATGCAGGGACGCCTCTAGATCGCATTGGGTATTTTGCATTTACACGTAAAGCGGCCTACGAAGCTAGGGACAGGTTTCTAGAAACTTTCCCCCATTTAACTAAAAAAAATATTAAACACTTTAGAACTCTACATTCTTTTGCTTTCAGATATCAAGGACTTCAAGAAGAAAATGTTATGCAAGAAGAACACTATAAAATAATAGGAGAAAAATGTGGATTAAAAATTAAATATGCGACTTACGAAAAAAATGAATTCAATGGAATTTTTACTTCAAACAGTGAGTATTTAAGTCTAATCAATTTAGCCATTGTGAGAAATATTAGTGTATTAAATCAACTCGATCGTAATGAACATCTTGGAAAAATTGAAAGAGATAAAATCCAAGTAGTTGCTAAACATATTGAAGACTACAAAAACACTTACAAACTCATTGATTACAATGATATGCTTAATCGATTTATAGATCAGATTCAATTACCCGACGCTAAAGTCCCTGAGTTTGATGTTATCTTTATTGATGAAGCGCAAGATCTTTCTCTTTTACAGTGGAAAATGATTAAGGCTTTGCAACCCCACACAAAAGATATTTATATAGCAGGCGATGACGACCAGGCTATCTTTGGCTGGGCTGGTGCAGATGTAGATTCTTTTATTAACTTTGATGCTGTTGAAATACCCCTTAAACAATCTAAACGAGTCCCTAGAGCCATACATACACGAGCTTTACAAAGACTTGATAACATTAAATTAGGAAGACTAGACAAACCTTGGAACACTCCTACCGCTGAAGAAGGAAATATTAAAAGTTTTTTCTCTATTAATCCAATTAATCTTTCCAAAGGAGATTGGTATATTCTCGCTCGAACCAATGATTTATTAAAACCTATTCTTAAAGATATGAGAAGACGTGGCCTTTATTTTGAAACTAAAGATGGAAGAAGTATTAGTGAATCTCTTTACCGAGATATTATTAACTGGGAAGAATGGAAAAAAGGAAAAGAATTTACCACTATTGAAGTTCAAAGACTGTTGGAAAGATTTGATAAAAAATTTGAAGAGACGGATGACAAATTATTTAAACTAGACGAACTTAAAACAAAATATAAGTTAGACCCACGTTTACAGTGGTATGACGCTTTCACAGCTGTCACACCTCATATGAAGACTTATATCCGAGCCATGCGAAACAATGGAGAAGACCTTCGTCTTAAACCAAGAATTAAAGTTCTCACTCTTCATGGATCGAAAGGAGGAGAAGCAACCAATGTTATTATTCTTCAAAATCAAACCCGCAATACTATAAAAGGAGCAACAAAAACTATTATGAAACAAGATGAAGAACAAAGAGTCTGGTACGTCGGTCTCACTCGATGCAGCAAGAATCTATTTTTGATCCGATGCAAAGACAGAAGCAAGGAGTTTAAAATATGATAGCTGGAATGGATTTATTATCAGTCACATTGTTTACAGCGCTATGGATATATTTATACCTAAGCATATGAACGTATATAAAAAACAAATTGGAGGAACTCATTATAAGGATATGAAAATCCAACCGAGTGAGTTTATTAATGAAAACAAATTGCTCTTTGCAGAAGGAAATGCTATTAAATATATCTGCAGACATGCATCTAAAGGAGAAGTTAAAGATCTAGAAAAAGCAAAACATTATATTGATATGATTATTGACAGAGATTATTCATAATGCAAATTCCTTTATTCAAACCTCAAACCGAATGGGTTAAGCCCGAAGAATTTCCTGACCTAACCAACCGGCAAGAAGTGGCTATTGATTTAGAAACGTCTGATCCAGATTTAAAATCTAGAGGATCGGGATCCGTTATTGGAAATGGAAAAGTCGTAGGCATCGCTGTCGCAACTGAAGACTATAAAGGCTACTTTCCTTTCGATCATGAAGGAGGAGGAAACTTAGAAAAAACTAAGGTAATTCAATGGCTTAGGGACCTTTGTAAATCTTCTTCTCTTAAAATTTTTCATAATGCAATGTACGATGTCTGTTGGATTAGGGCAATGGGAATAGAAATAAAAGGAGACATTGTCGACACCATGATTGCCGCGTCATTAATTAATGAAAATAGAATGCGTTATGATTTAAATAGTTTAGGTCGAGAGTATATTGGCTTTGGAAAAGACGAAGCTGCTTTAATTGCCGGAGCTAAAGAATGGGGAATTGATCCTAAAGCCGAGATGTGGAAACTACCTGCCATGTATGTCGGGAACTATGCAGAACGAGATGCTGAAGTTACGTATCAGTTGTGGAAAAAATTGAA